TAAAATAGCAGAAGCATTACAAAATCCTCAAGCTCTGCAAGGACAAATGATAAGTGGTCATTATGTAGCTCCATCATTTACACAATCTTTAGCTAATGCTTATGGTATGTATAAAGGTAAAAAAGCAGAAGAAGAAGCCATTAAAAAATATGGTGAATATACTGCTGGTAAAGAACAAAAAATGGCTGAAGCACTTAAAAAACTTGGCGGTGCATTTGAACCTAAAACTGTTACTAATACTACAATGCAAACTACAGATGTTCCATTAACAGAAGGTATGAGTGTTGGTACATCACCATTTGGAACAACAGATCAAGTATCTCAAATTGCACCTAAATTTGATGTTAATGCACCTGCACCACAAAATATGCAAGGTGTTACAACACAAATGAATCCTGTCACAACAACATCTACAACTCAACCAACATTATCTGATATAGAACAAGCTTTTTCTCAATATGCTACAGATGTTAGAGATCCAAAATTACTTGCTTCTATTCTTACAGGCAAATATGAAAAAATGCTTAAGGCTAATGAGCCAGTTAAACTTGGTGCAGGCGAAACAGTCTTTTCTGCTACAGGACAAAAATTATTTGGCAATCCTAAAGAAGGTCAAAAATATACAAACATTCAACAAGACAAAGCTGGTAATTCTTTTGGATTTAACACGGAAACTAATCAATTTGAACAATTACCTGGTGCTAAAATGGCTACGGAAAATTGGTCTGCACCTTATAAAGTTGGTGGTGAATATTTACAAAGAAATTCTAACACAGGTGAAATTAGAAAAGCATACGGAACTTCTGATGGCGATAAAGCACCAGCAGGATATGTTTGGACTACAGACGCTAGTGGTCAAAAAACATTATCAGCTATACCTGGTGGCCCAGCAGACAAAACATTAAATCCTACTACTGACGTTGCTAATGCTGCATTATTTTCTAATAGAATGGAAAAAGCAGATAAAATTCTTAATGAATTAGAAGGTAAATATAGCCCAATGGCAATTAGTGTAAAAACATCTGGTAAAACAGCATTAATTCCAGGTGGTCAAGCTGCAGTTAATGCTTATATGTCATCTTCAGATCAAAAAGCAGAACAAGCTCAACGTGATTTTGTAAATGCTGTGTTAAGACGTGAATCTGGTGCTGCAATTTCTCCATCTGAATTTGAAAACGCATCTATTCAATATTTTCCACAACCTAATGATACACAAGAAATGATTAAACAAAAAGCTGAAGCTAGAAAAACAGCTATACAAGGCATTAAAAATGCTGCAGGATCTTTGGTAAATAAATCAACATCATCAAACGTAGTAAACTTTGAGGATCTAAAATAATGGATGTTAAATTACCTGACGGTACAGTTGTTCAAAATATACCAGATAACATTACTAAAGCAGAATTAACTGCAAAACTTAATGCTAATGGATATAACTTACCTACAGATAATATACCTACACAACCAAAAGTAGAACAACCTAAATCTTATTCTACTATGGGTGCTATTGGTACAGGTGCTATAAATCTTATACCTAGCACAGGTAGATTATTAAAAGGTGCAGGCGAAGCAATTATACATCCAATTAAAACTATAGATACATTATCTACATTAGGTGCTGGTGCTATTAATAAAATGTTACCACCATCTATACAAGCAGCATCTAAAAGATTTGATACAGCATTACTTGGTGAAGAAAAAGCTCAAAAATTTCAACAAGAAGCAGATCAATTAGCTAATGCAGTCGGTGAAGATTATGTTAAAAGATATGGTTCTTATGAAGGTTTTAAAAGAGCTTTTGCAGAAGATCCAGCAGCCATATTAGCTGATGTTTCTACAGTATTAACAGGTGGTGGAGCAGCATTAAAAGCTAGTGGACTTACTAAAGCAGCAGATGTAGTTAATCAAGCCGCTAAATATACTAATCCATTATATGCTGGTGCTAAAGCAGTTCAAGGTGCAGCGTATATTCCTAGCCATCTTACTAAAGGCACATTAGGCGTTACTACTGGTGTAGGTAAAGCACCTATAGAAGAAGCAATTAAAGCTGGTGAACAAAACATATTATCAGGTACAACAACATTTGCCGAAAACATGAGAAATCCAGCAAGATCAGATGCAGTAGATATTGCTAGACAAGCATTGGATAATATTCGTCAGGCTAAAAATCAACAATATCGTGGTGGCATGGTAGATATTTCTAAAGACAAATCTATCCTTAATTTTCATGATATTGATTTAGCTAGAATTAACACAGAAGGCATTGGAACATACAAAGGTAAAGTAGTTAATCAACGTGCTGCTGATGCAATGAATGAAGTTAAATCTGCAATTAATGAATGGAAAAATGCAGATCCTGCTGAATTTCATACACCAGAAGGTATGGATAAACTTAAACAAAAAATTGGTGGCATTTTAGAAAGTTTACCTTACGAACAAGGCACAGCTAGAACAGCAGTACAAAACATTTACAATTCTGTAAAAGGCACTATTAGCAAACAAGCTCCTACATACTCAAAAGTAATGCAAGAATATGGCGAAGCTAGTGATCTTATAAAAGAAATAGAAAAGTCATTATCTTTAGGTAAAAAAGCTAGTGCAGATACTGCTATGCGTAAATTGCAATCTATTATGCGTAACAATGTAACATCTAATTATGGTCAAAGAATTGGCGCAGCAGAAGAACTTATTAATGCAGGTGCTACAGAATTAAGACCAGCTTTAGCAGGTCAATCTATGAGTGCTATGTTGCCTAGAGGATTAGGCGGTCAAATAGAAACTTATGGTGGTGGTCTTGCTGCAATATCTAATCCATCTATATTACTTGGCGCACCGTTAGCATCACCTAGACTTATGGGTGAAATGTTATACAAATATGGTCAAGCTAAGGGATTAGGTAAAAAAGCATTAAATCAAGTGCCATTATCAGTAGATCAAGCTAACAAAATTGGTACACTTTTATATCAAATGAATCAGAACAAGGAGCAACAATAATGGCAAGAAATGGCGCAGGAACGTATACCCTACCAGCAGGGAATCCAGTCACCACAGGAACAACAATATCATCTACATGGGCTAACAATACCCTAAACGATATTGCATCAGGTTTAACAACATCTCTTGCTTATGATGGTCAAACAGCTCCTGTAGCTAACTTACCTATGGCTACTTATGCTCATACTAACGTAGGTAACGCAACTGTGCGTACTATGTATGCTGCCGCAGCACAAGTACAAGATGGCACATTTCAATTCTTAACATCTGTAGCTGGTACTAATACTGTTACTGGTACTGCTGCTTTATCTATGTCTGCTTTAACTGCTGGACAAACATTTAGATTTGTAGCTGCTGCAACTAATACAAGTGCAGTTACACTTAATATTAACTCTATTGGTGCTAAAGCTATTACTAAAAATGGTACAACAGCTTTAACAGCTAATGATATTCTTATTAATAGCGTAGTAGAAGTTATTTATGACGGTACACAATTTCAATTATTAAATCCAGCAGTTTCTATTCCAGCAGGTGTTATTACAATGTGGTCTGGTACTATTGCTACCATTCCTTCTGGATGGTTATTATGTAATGGTTCTAGTGGTACTCCAGATTTACGCAATAAATTTGTTATTGGTGCTTATTCTGATACTGCTGGTGTTGCTTATACAACAATCACAGGTGCTAATACGCAAACTGGCGGTACTAAAGATGCTATTGTAGTATCTCATACACATACAGTAACAGATCCAGGTCATAATCATACTTATTCTCAAGTAAGTTCTACAGCTACTGCTGGTAGTTCAGGAAATTTCTATTACTATTCTACTACAAGTACAAACACAAGCACAGCAACCACAGGTATTACAATAGCTTCTGCTGGTTCTAGCGGTACAGATCAAAATTTACCACCTTACTTTGCACTTGCATTTATTATGAAAGCCTAATAATGAACGACATTAATCCAGTATCGTATGGCAAACTTATAGGCAAAGTAGAGTCTTTAGAACATAAAGTAGAAAGCCTTGAAAGAGACATAAAAGAGCTTTTAGAGCTTGCAAATAAAGGTCGTGGTGGTATGTGGGCTGGTATGATGATCGTATCAGCACTAGGTGGACTTGTAGGTTATATTACACATACATTTTTAGGAAAATAAATGTGGATTACAGAAGAAGCTATAGCCGCTTTATATACTTCTTTCATACAAATAGAACCATTCAGATCCTTGCCATTTCCACCTGCAAAGCGTGTAGAATTTGTGGTTTGTAATAACCCAGAACTATATGGAGAATACTCACCAGAACCACACACAATCACAATATCTACAGGTAAATGTAGTCATTTAGATACTGTTATAAAAACCCTTCTACATGAAATGATACACCAGCTCATATACATGAAGTATCCAAAATCCGAAAAATACCTTTCTCACAAAGGTGAATTTAAAGCTATGCAAAAGAAAGTAGCCAAGCAATTTGGCTTTGATCCATTGGAGTTATAATGAAAATCCTAGAAAAACTAAAAGAAGTATTTGCTAAAGGCCTAGAAGTAAAAGAGCCTAAAGAACCTAAACCTAAAAAACAATCCAAACAAGAAGAACCTGAAATTCATCATCACAATCATGGGAGTTCTACAACATAATGGCACTCATTGATACCATATTTGGCACTATCAGTTCAGTTTTAGATAAAGTTATTCCTGATGCTAATGCTCGTGAAAAAGCTAAAGAAGAATTACAAAGGAGTTTAAATGACCAAGATTTTCAAATTGCACTTGAACAAATTAAAGTTAATCTTGCAGAAGCTCAATCAGAAAGTTTCTTTAAATCAGGTTGGCGGCCTTCTGTTGGCTGGATATGTTCCATTGCCTTTGGACTCCACTTCGTTATTCTACCCTTATTCAACTACTTTATCATGCTCTGGGGACAACAGCCTATTCTTGTGCCTTTTCAAATGGACACTCTTTTAACAGTTTTACTAGGTCTTTTAGGTATGGGTACTTTAAGAACTGTGGAGAAAATGAAACTTAAATGAAATTAAGACTTGAACGATTTGAATTTGGAGATACATTCACTATCGGAAAGTTTTATATAGACGGTGTATTTCATTGTTTTTCTTTAGAAGATAAAGTAAGGCAAGGAGAAAAAGTAAATGGACAAACAGCTATTCCTAATGGCACTTACTCTGTCATTATTGATGTTTCTACTCGTTTTGGTAAGCAACTTCCCCATATTCTAGATGTTCCTAATTTTACAGGTGTAAGAATACATCCTGGCAATACATCTAAAAACACAGAAGGCTGTATATTATTAGGTCAAAACTGGACAGGTGGAGATTTTATTAGTAATTCTAAAATAGCTTTTAATTCATTTTTTGACAAACTTAAAGAAGCTAAAACAGCTACGATTGTAATATGCTAGATTATTTATTATGTAGTTTTTTATGTGCCTTAGAGCATTTAAAATATGTAATTGCAATCTTAATTATTCTTATAGTGTATAATAGTGTAACTCAACACTAGGGGAATAACTTGAAGATTCTGCTTTTGGATTTGGAAGTAGCACCTAACACAGCACACGTCTGGGGAATCTACGACCAGAACATCTCAATCAATCAATTATTAGAATCATCTTATACCCTATGTTACGCAGCCAAATGGTATGGCGATAACAAATTATATTTTAAATCTGTTTATAAGCATGGTAAAGACGATATGCTTAAATCTATCCATGCCTTAATGGATGAAGCAGATGCAATCGTGCATTACAATGGATCTAGGTTTGATATTCCTATTATTCACAAAGAATTTCTTTTAAATAACATGCCACCACCAAGCCCTGTTAAGCAAATAGACTTGCTTCAGATAGCTCGTAGGCAATTTAGATTTGTTTCTAATAAACTAGACTATGTAGCACAAGCTCTTGGATTAGGTGCTAAAACAGAACATGAAGGCCATACATTGTGGGTTAAGTGTATGAATAATGATCGTAGAGCTTGGAAAACAATGGAAGAATACAATAAAAATGATGTTATTCTTTTAGAAAAAGTTTACGATAAATTTAAAGGCTGGATTAAATCTCATCCTAACCATAATGCGTATTCTGCAAATACAGTATGCCCAATTTGCGGATCTAGCAAATTACATAAACGTGGTACAGTAAGATCAAGAGTAAGTATATTTCAGCGTTACCAATGTCAGCAATGCGGTGGATGGAGTAGGTCTGCTAAATCTGAACGTATTGGTAATGAATCTCTGGTAAACATCTAAGGATCAATATGTCAGTTACAGCACAACAAATATGTGACCATTTAGTAGGTAAAACTGTTGTGTCTGCCGAACTAGACTATGCCGACAATATTATCATTCTTGAAATAGATGATGGTTCTTATATAGAAATATCAGGTGAAGAACTATCTATATACGCTGAATTACAAAAAGAGGATGATACATATCACTAATACAAAAAAAGGGCTATAAAAGCCCTTTCTGTGCGTTTTAAGTACCGTTAAGCCTACGTTAGAGGATGTAATAAGTTTAGTATTTTTTGGCTTTCTACTAAACGTGTAACAATTACCAAATCTAGGTACTTAATCATCTACCATTTCAAGACGCTGTAATTGAGCATCAATCTCTGGTGGATTTATAGCATTTGCTTTGTTTTCACGAATTTGTTTTTTCTTTTCTTGCAACCAAAAAATACATTTATCAATATCTAATTCTTCATCACCTTTTCTACCAGCTCTTAAACAATACTGAGCAGCAGTAAACATTATTGGATCATTCGGAAAATAAGCCAATAAAATATCTTTTGTTTCATAACCAGACACAAAATAATGTGGCGGTTTATTTACCATATCTACCATATACATCCCCTTATAAAAAAGAAATCAATCAAACGAAACATACCCATTGCTAAACCAAAAATACTAAAACCAATTACTAAATAAATGCACCACTCAACTGCCTTTTCTAAATAATCCATTACGTTCTCCAAAAGGTGTAGGCATTGGTAATTTAATTTGCCCTGTTCTATATAAATAATCCAATCTGTAACGTGTTACACCACAATTTTGAATTATAGCTTTTAAATTTGATTCAGGATTAGCTCTAATATATTCTCTGACTTTTAAAGCCTGTTGTTCTTCTCTAGCAGAAGAATACCATGTAACCATTATAAACCACCATGAGCTTCTGTTAATTTTTTGCTATCGTACCTAGACAAACCTTTGTATTCTTCTACTGGCTCACCTGCAAATAAAGGCGTTATTTTTATGTGGTGAGTGGTATTTTTGAGATCGTTCAAATACGAAAGCTGATTGGGGTGAAATGACCATAAATAAGATTTTTTAAGGTCACCTGACTTAACGTCATATTCTTCGTAAAGGTAAGCTAGTGGAGTTTTCATTAGTAAAATACCATCCTTCCTATTTTTGCTTTTTTCTTTTTACCAAACCAATGACTTTTAGCTTGAATAGAATCATCATGGAAAAAAAGTGCATCTGCAACTGGGTTAGCGTATTTGTTAAATACAACTGTATCAAGAACCAATAACTTGGTTTCCAAGTAGGTTTTTTCATCAACTCTTTCATGCGTGTCATCCCATACTCCGACAAACTGATTATCAGCATAAACAACAGAGCATACAGTATCACCCCACTTACGAGTATGTAACCTATTGCGAATAACGTTGATAATAGCGATTCGTTCATATTTATTAGATCCTTCGTGATAAGCTGCGGTAGCATAACATACAACATCCATTTCTAAAGCTGCAATATCCATATATTACATACTCCTAGTTAATGATTTTACTGTTACCCCAAAACCTGCAGAAGCGTATAATTCACATATAAATTTAAAAGAAAGGAGATCTACTATGTGGACTAAACCAGCAGTTACAGAAATGCGTTTTGGCTTTGAAGTTACAATGTACGTCATGAATAAATAGTTTTAAATGATGGGGATGCTCCTAAAAAGGAACATCTCCGTCATCTTCAACATCTGCACCCTTAGCAGATTCTTGTGGCTCTTCTGTTCTTGGAATAAATTGATTGCCAATAGAAACTTTCACATAGTTTTTACCTTGTGAATTAGTTTTATTAGTCACATATAACCAATAAGCTGTATTAGGTTGTAAATCTTCTGTAGTAATAATTGTGCCTGAAAAATCAGCTTGCCAATCTTCTACCTTTTTAGGGTTAGGAAAAAGATAAGCTGTACCTGGTTTAGGGATAAATGGATCTGCCATGTGTTACTCCTTTGTGTAAATTGGTTTACGTTTCCAGCGTGTAGGTTCTGTATCTGTTTCTACAAACTGCATGAATTCTAACAATAAAGGCGTGTACCAGTCAAGCCATTTATCATCTTTCTTAATTAATTCTACTGTAATGCCATTTGGAGTCCATACGCTAAACCATCCTTGTTCACGTTTATTACAATGTATTTGCATTTGAACTTGCCAATAATAACGTTCTGGTATGTCACCATAAAACTCCATGCTAAAAGGGCATTTAAATTCACATGGATCGCCATTTAAGTATGCGTCAGCACTAGCACCCATAGGTAAACTGTCATGCACTATGAGCTTATTACCAGGCTCACATATTTCACCCATTTCTTTTTCAAAGGCTGATAAAGCATCTTTCTCATGTAAATTACCCCATGCAGTAGCTTCATTACCTTCAAATGGTGGTTCACGCATAGTCATTTGACGCCACAATTTTTGTCTTTCGTTTACAGATTGCCAAGCATTGCTAGCGGTAACAATGTTGTGACGTCTATTATCTAATAAATGACTCATGCAGACTTTTTAAGCTCATTAGCATATTCACGCAATTCTTCTTGAATAGCTGGTGTTAAACTAAAAAATGCTTCTTTAAGTTTACCTGTTTTGTTAGCTTCTAAAAGTTTGTTTTTAGCAACTGTTAATTGAGCTTCAGTAACCACTTCTTTAACTGGATTACTTTGTTGGTGAATAGCATTAACCACTTCATTAGCTGAAGCAAACTCACTACCAGCAAGACCAAGACAAGCCAAAGCCCTACCGATAGAAGAAGTTTCACAATTTTCCACATAAGATGTACCATTAATCTGACTAGCCTTTCTAAACTCTTGTGCATGGCCTGTAGCTACAATCTTGCTTTCAGGATTTACAATTTGAGTTTTAATTACACATTGGTCATCATCAAGTTTTACAATCTCAGTCATAATTGACCAGCCTTTGTAAATTGTTGATTCTCTAAATTCATTAACTCTAAGGGCAACTGTTTTATATTCTTTGCCATGAATTTTAACTATACCGTTACTCATTCACATTCTCCTTTACATTTTCCACAGCAGATTCTAGCATCTCCAGTTCTTGCATCACTTGTTGGTAAAACATTAGATCTTCCATTTTGTGCTTGCTCCCATTTATCGTTATCTAATTGAAGTTCGTCATTAAGACGTTTAAGTATTTCTGCTACACGTTCTAAACCATTCGCCATATTATATACCCCCAAAATACAAAAAGAAACAACCATAACCATTTAGTCATCATGTTTCTCTTGTTGATCTAGTTTATGTTGAGCTTCTTCTTCTAATTGGTCAAGACGTTCCATTTCGTCTAAGTAAGCATCAGGATCTAAATGTCTTTCCATTATATTGTTCCTGCTAACTTACCCATAACATATAGGCATAATGCTACATAACACCAAAACGCTATTGCTGTTACAATCATTGTTTTAATTTTCATGTTTTACTCCTAAGGGTTGTTGAAGTAATACCCATATTAGACCTATTTTTAAGCATGTCAAGTACTTTCTAACAAATTGTTAGTATAAAAATAGTTTGCAACTAGAAATTTATTGTGCTAATGTTTTTCACATGGAAATCTTACGCTTTGTAATATTAGATGAATTTGATGGAAAACCGCTTAGAGCCTTCAGTAATAGGGCTTCTGCTAAGTGGTTTCTTGAAAATAGACCTAATTGTAAGCTCCATGTATTGCCTAAAGCAAAATCTGTGCCAATCACAGAATTATACGAAGAATGTTTATTTTAAGGAAAAATATGCTAAAAATTAAGAATTGGGAAAAGTTTAATTTGTATAGTGCTAAAAACCCTAGATATCAAAAAAAGATGACATGGTTTAAGTTTTACGGAACTGATTATATTAATAACATTGAAATACATAAATTAAGTTTTGAACAAAAAGCTATTTTAGTGGAATTATGGTGCTTAGGATCTGAAAGTGATGGGGTTTTACCAGATAATTTTGAGATAGCTTTTAGGCTACATTACCCTGTTGATTTTGTTGAAAAGATTGTAAATGAGTTATTTACTAGAGGTTGGCTAGAGGATTACCAACAGTCTGCTAGCATAGAGAAGAATAAGAGTAAGATAAGAGAAGATATAATGTTGGATAAATTTCATGAATTTTGGGAAACATGGCCAAGAAGTAATCGTAAAGTAAATAAAACTGGTTGTATGAAATTATGGCAATCTCAAAATCTTGAGAAGATAGGTGACAAAATTATCAATCATGTTAAAATCATGGCGGATACAGATTGGAAAAAAGATAACGGACAATGGATACCTATGCCAGCTACTTATTTACGACAAGAAAGATTTAATGCAGAATCATTACCTAAGCGTAAAGCATGGGAAGGTGGTATATGAACATTGGCGAAGTCATTGATAGACTCACAATAAATCAAGAAACAGTCCAAGAGTTTTACAATGGTGGTTATGCACAATCTGAGTTCAAGGTAAAAGACACTTCGGTATTTACAGAAGACGTTGTTAGATACTTTAGTGAAGAAATCCATAGTGGCAAATCACTTGGATGGATAAAGACCGAAGATAAGTTTAGAGTTCGTAATGCAGAGTTTACAGTTGTTACAGGCCCTAGTGGTCATGGTAAATCTATGTGGTTATCTCAAGTCATGTTGTCTATGATGAAACAAAATGGTAAGTGTTTAGTTGCTAGTCTTGAGATGCGCCCTGTGTTAAGTTTAAGTAGGCTTATAGCTCAAGCATTAGGCTCACAAGAACCTACAGATGATTACATAAGAAAGTTTTGTGATCGTGCTAAAGATAAATTATATATTTACGATCAGACAGGAACTACAACATCTCAAGATATGTTTGCAGTATTATTTTACTCTAAACACATTCTTGGTGTATCGGTAGTAATCATAGATAGTTTGATGAAACTCCAAGATGTCACAGAGGAATCATTAGACCGACAAAAAAACTTTTGTAATTCTTTAGCTGTGATATGTCGTGATCTTGACATTCATGTATTTTTAGTAGCACACACAAGGAAAATGAAAGATGAAACTGAAATACCTGATGCGACTGATATTATGGGTTCTAGTCACATACGCAATTTATGCGATAATATTATATGTGTATGGCGTAATCGTGCAAAAGAGAAATTAGTTGAAGAAGGCAAAACACCACTAGAAGAACTTAAAATTATTCCAGATGCAAAAGTATTTGTTCAAAAGCAGCGCAATGCACAATGGGAAGGTAGTTTTAATTTCTGGTTTGATCCTAAAGGATTAAGATACAAGGAGTCACCATGAGTGAAGAAAGTAGTGCAAATAAATTTATTAAAAATGTGTTAAAATTTGATCCTACAATGACATATAAAGCT